TTTTATTTATTTTTTAATTTTAATTTATTTTTTAATTTTAATTTATTTTTTAATTTTAATTTATTTTTTTAATTTTTAATTTAATTAATTAATTATATTTAAAATTTAAAAAAAATATTACACTATAATATATAATGGGCAGTAATGTCGATATTTTCTTCTCTAACCACCTCTCTGAAGCTATTACTGCTTCATCATTAACAATACCATCATCATCAACAACATTATCTAATGTAAATGCCACGGTTGTTATTAATTCTGTTGCAGCAACAGATATTCAAAATGCGTTTTACTTTGAAACTGATACTGATATTGCTACAGCTGGTACTGATGATGTCAAATATTACGTTGATACATCTAATTGGTCAGATATGGGCACTGAACTTGATGCTGATAGTGGAACAATCAGTCAAGCCAATGGTGCCTTTGTATCATCTGATACAATCTCTCAAGATTTCATTCGTCATACTGCTAATGACCTTTTTGGTACTCATTTTGGTGTTGATATTTTCAACAATGAAACTACTGTAAGATCAGCTTTACAAACATCAACAGCATCATTAGCAACAACTATTAAATCAACAATTGATGATGTAGGTATATCAGGTACCAGTGATGATTTACAAGGTAGTGCAGGTGCTAAATATTTGGATGATTCAGTAACATCAACAACAAATGTAACCCGTGAACTTATTAATCAATTATTAAGTCAATCAAATTCTGTAGGACGTTTTAGCGACATTGATACTTATCAATATGTAAGTGGAACTGATGGTAAATACAAAGTTCCTGTAATTGCAGGTGATTCTATATCTTACTCAGTAACCATTTCACCAAACGGAAGCCAAGATACTAATGTAGCTACTGGTGGAACTTCAACAGCAAGAAAATACAGAGTCAAATTTGTATTACAATAAATTAATAATTATATTTCTAGTGTTCTGCATAAAACAAAAAATATATTTGTTACAATAATAAATATTTGAATTAATATATTGAATTCAAATATTTATATTTATTTTTTTAATACAAAGAGAGAATGGTACAAATGTACAAATAATAATATTAATTATCATTTTCTTCGTTCAATAACATTAACCCCATTGCCGCATAATTATGTAAATCTAATAAAGTATCTGTTAATTTTTCATTTTCAACAAGTTCTACCTTGTTTTTTGATATACTAACACAACGACTCATCTTATCTTCTAATCTTGTTATAATACCAACAATTCCATATTTTGCGAATGAATCACCATAATCAGCGTTTTTTTTTTTAAATACTTCACGGGCGTTTTTATGTATGTCTTCAAGTTGTTTTACTCTGTCAATCATAATAATTATATAATATACTTAATTTTTAAGCATATTATATATTAAATTAAATAATTTATTTTATGTTTATAAATTTAAATCCATCATATAACGAAGAACAAGTGTAAATACTACAGCATGAACAAGTATACCAGCCATTGTTGGACAACCATCAGTATTTGCTATTTTTACAATTTTACCTAATAATAAATTAACAATTTTATAAGTCATAGGATTAACAACAACAAGAAAAATAATAGTAGTGTATAATGTATATTTCCATTTGTCAGAACTTGTTTTTTCTTGTTTCTTAGTTTCTTTTTTTTCTTTATTGTGATGATTGTTCATCATATGTTGTGCGGTAGGCATATGAGTAGGCATTGGATTTCCCATTATAATATATTAAAATATTTTATTTTTTATTTAAAATCAAGTATATTTTCTAAAAATATTTATTTTGAATGCGCTGATTTAAACATTCCATTTTCTGTTCCTTGTGTACTTAATGTTGGTTCACCCCAATATATTTTAAAATTTAATTGTTTAAAAATTTGATTCATCCAAAAATCTGATGGTCTTGTTATATGCGATTCCTTTTTATTACGTATTTTTTTAACATGTTCAAGAATTTTCGTTACACAATCATATGATATAACATAATTATCACTACATCTTGATGCTCCACCACATATTGGCCAACCATTTTCATTTCTACCAGAAATACCATTTCCTGATAAAGATTTTAAAAAAACATTTCCTCCTATATTCTTTATTACCCTATCTGGAACATGCATTGAACTTTTATAACCATCGCCAAAAAATAGAATGTCCCAATTGTCAGGAAGTTGTTGTATATAATTATATGCTTTTTCAAGATAATTATCACATAATACAACATCATCTTCTAAAATAATTGAATATGGTTCTTTTGAATCATAAATTCGTTGATATGCTTCAATATGTTTACTTATTAATGATGCATTTGATAACCATAATGTTCTACCATTCCAAACTTTTTTAAAATCAAATATTTCTTTATCATAATCATCGAGTTCTTCTTTATCTTTGTTAAATACATATTCACCATTTATATTTTGTTTTTCAATTTGCTGATCCATAAATATCTTTCTCTCAATTAAAGGTTTATAATGAAGAATATAAACTTTCAACATTTTATGATAATTTGTTATTATTTAAAAATAATAATAACGTATTTTTGTATGTGTGTTTCATCTATATGTGCTTGGAATAATCGTTTAGGGAATCATTTAATAACAATATTAAATGTATTACATTATACTTATCATTATAAATTTACAAAATCAATTATTTTTCCTAATCATCCATATTTTACTATTAATATACCAGATATAAATAATTCATCTCAATGTATATGTCATTGTGACAATATAATTGATTTAACAAGAAGAATAAATCCTTGTAGTGATTTTTTCTGTATTTCAATTACACAAATGAAATATTTATATGATAAATACATCAGGTATAAATTGTATAATAATATAAAAAAAGTATCATATAATATTGCAATGCATATAAGGTCGGGAGATATTTTTGGAAATAATATTCATTGGGAATATGTTCAACCCCCTTTTGATTACTATTTTCAAGGTATAATAAATAATCCCAATAAATCAATTGTAATTGTATATGAAACTATAAAAAATCATCCTACATGGAAGAACCCTATTATTGATAAACTTAAAGAATATGTCAATAATAATAATTTAAAAAATGTAACATTTCAAAGTTCTTCATTAAACGATGATTTAAATACATTAATGTGTTGTGAATATTTATTTACAAGTTATGGGACATTTTGTTTAGTTCCTTATTTTGTATCACCGCATATTAAAAAATTAATTATACCAGAATATATGGTAAATAAATTAAGAGGTAAAAATTGGTTTAAATTAACTGATGAATGTTTAAATAAAGTAAAGCCGATAAAAATAACAAAATATATAAATGTTGGTTCGTGGAAAAATACACCTGAACAACACAATATAATGCTAACATATAAAATAAATAATGATGAAATATATAAATTTAATTGTGAATAAAATAAATATATATTTTATTTATAATTATTATATGGAACCATTATCAGGATTATTAGTAACAATATTAATACTTTTTGGAACACGCAGTATAAGTGAATGTATGAGAACTAATGATTGCGAAATTTGTGATTGTTGTAATTATTGTAAATGTCCAGAATGTTCAAAATGTTCAAAATTATGTGAATATTCTAGCAATGATATTAAACACGTAGAAATAAAAGAATTTCAACCAAATAAAGGATGCTTTACAACAAAACCCAAATCATCAAATAAAAAAAATAAACCTTCATATTATCATTAATTAGTTATTTTATTTTTATTTTTATGTAAATAAATAATAATTTACATAATGATAAAAAATAATAATATTTCAAATCCATTTATATCTGTAGATTATTGGATTACAATAAGTGATATTGTTATAAGTTACTCATATAAAAATGGTAGTGACAATTATAATTATAAAAAAGAAATAGATAAAGCATTAGAAATAAAAACAAGACCAATTATATTTTTGAAAACAGACCTCATTGAAAAATATATTGATTTATTATTAAATTTTCCATCACAATATATCCTTATTATGGCTTCAAATGATGATCATTGTGTTCCATATTTATATTATCCTTGTAGAAATGATGTATTAAAAAAGAAAGCAGATATGTTAATTGAAAGCAATAACTTAATTAATTTATATTGTAAAAATCCTTGTATAAAACACGATAAAATATTTCCATTACCAATTGGTCCAAAATGGCAGTGGAGAACAACACAATTTTTTGGTGAAAATAAAGAAAAACATCTTAAAATATATAATGAATTATGTATTGATCCAAAACAAAGTTTATTAGACAAATCAACAAAAACTGATATTAATGAAGATTTATTATATTTTAATTTTTCAAAAAATACCACAAACGCACCATTATTTAGCAGTCATAGAGGTATACGTAATAATATTTATAACATAGTTATAAAAGATTTTAAATACAATTCAAATACTGAATTTGAAGAATATATGAAAATACTAAAAAAATATAAATTCAGCATTAGTCCTCCAGGAAGAGGTATAGATGCACATAGAACTTGGGAGTCATTAATGGTGGGAACAATACCAATAATTTCAGAAACAACTTTAAACAAAGTATTTGAAAAATTACCTGTAATTATATTAAATGATGATGAATGGTCAAATATTACAGTTGATTATTTAAAAATTAAATACAATGAAATTATAAAAAATATAGAATTATATGATTTTTCAATATGTTATACCGAATTTTGGGATAAAATATTCAATATGTAATTATTTCATAATAATATTAAAATAAAGTTTTTCATAATATCTTTTATTAGCGACATATTTATAATCTTTCTCAATATATCGTTTATATGATTCATAACAATGAATTTTTTCATTATCAACAATGTTAGTATCTAACTGTTCATTATTATCTAAATTCTCAATTATATATTCCTTTATTGTATTTTCAACTTCCTTACGTTTATTCCATAGTAAAGTATATATATTCATTATTGTTTTATTATCATTATTATATGTATATGGTAATAATGAATGTTTTAATATTTTTATTACAATATTTTCATTTATAATATCATCATCTGGAACTTCATCTTTAAATATTTCAATTAATTCACTAATATCTAACTCATCATTATTATTATCACTTAAATTAACATTATTTTTACAAAAATTAATAAACTTTTGTGAACTATCAAAAAGAGGGCTTTGAATATGTGTATAACAATCAATATTACTATTATAAGGTATATGTTTACCTAGTTTATCTTTTAAATTTGTTAATGATAATACATTGGGTATCTTTTCTATATCAAGAAACCATTTCCATAGAAATGTCATATTTTTAGAACTAATAATATTATCACTTGACGATGAAGTTAAAAATTTACTGTTAAATATTTTAACAATATTATCAACACCTTCATTAGATAAATATAATATGTATTTAACTTCATTTCTATTAGAAATATTTTTTAAAATTGTCTTTTCTGTTTTATATTTTTTAAAATAATAACAAGAAACACATATAAAATCAAGACAATAATTATAAAAAAAATTAATAAATCCTTCATTCATTTCATACATTTTATTCATGTTAATTAATCGACACTTTTGTATATTATGACTATGATATTTAATCTTTACTTTATCATGTATATTTACAGATAATGTATCCATTATACGAGTTTCTATATGTGACATTATTGGTTTACATAACGGATGAATAAAATATATATAATCATCTTGTTGTTTTAATATCATACTTCCTATAACAAACATAAAATATTTTAATTCACCATAACTTGTGAATAATAGAGGGCATAATGCTTTTTTAACAAAATTAATTGTAAAACTTTCAGGTATTGTATCTAAAATACTCCTTGTTTGTTTTATTTCTTTTATTGTATTTGATTGTGTTTTATATTTAACATTTGTTAACTGTTTATTTTCACTCAATGTAGTGTATAAATTATATTGTATATCATTTTCATTTATAATTGAATAATGATTACCATCATATACAAAAAAACGTGATGTTAACGATGAATAGAAATATGGATTTGATTTCAAAAATTTTTCTTTAAATTCTATTTGTTCTTTTTTTATTTGTGCTGTTTTTTCTTCTTTTTTTATCAACGTATCTTGATAATTATATATTGTTTGTGGTAAACTTGTTACAATTATATGTATTTTATCAAGAACCTGTTCATTATTTACATATTCATTACACAATGATTCTATAATTTCTTTATATTTTATCTTATTGTTATCATTATTGTTATCATTATTGTTATCATTATTGTTATTTATTATCATTTATAATTATAATAATTAAATAAATACTTTTAAATATATTTAGTGGTTACTTTTACTTTTCAAATCGATTCTTTAATTAATAAAAACAATAAAAAACAATAAAAACAATAAAAACAATAAAAACAATAAAAAACAATAAAATGGAATAAAAAAACAATAAAATGGAATAAAAAAACAATAAAATGGAATATTTAAAAATAACTCTGTTAATATATATAAGTTATGTCGTTCGATTTAGATATAAGTCACTATGATAAGAATGAACTAGAAGATTTGTTACAACTAAAATCAGGATCATATAATCACAATGATATTAAATTATCTATTGAAAAATTAAGAAAAAATGTTCTTGCTAATAAAACTGTGAATGATTCATTAAAATCAAGAACAGCAAATTTTTTATTAGTTGCTCGTGATAAATTAGTAGGTTTTATAGAAGGTAATAATTATACATTATATAATAATAATGAAAAAATAGATAGTTTAAATGAACACGCAAATCATTTTATAATGGAAAAAAAATCAGAAAATGTTAATTTTATAGACCGTAAAAAAATTACAAATGTAATTAATATTGATTCAGTGTTTAGAGATAATTTAAGCACAACACCTTCTACTAATTTTTCAGTAATTTTAAATAATAATATAAAAAAATGTGTAAAAATGGAATTATCAATGTTTGAATCACCATCAAAAACATTTAATATATCAAGAAAAATAGGAAATAATTATTTTCATTATCAAGATAAACAAGGTAATATTAATAAAATAATTATACCTGATGGATATTACAATAGTATTGTAGATATTAAAGCTTATTTAGAAACACATTATAATCTATTAACATTTAATTACTTTGATAGTGTTGAAGAATTTAATGATAATGGAAACCAACTTGATAATTCAAACTTTAAATTATTAATCAAAACACCAAACTCAAATGATATTGGAGAACAAGTAAATGGTAAACTTATATTTAATTTTGATGAAAATGGAAATGTAAGTAATACTTCTTTCCATCAAAAATTAGGTTATTTACTTGGATTTAGAACACCAGAAATATATTTTAATTATGATGAAAATGGTAGTCATGCCGAATGTCGTGCTCAATCCGTTCCTGATATAGATTATTTAAAATATTTCTTTTTAGCTGTAGATGATTTTCAAAACAATGTTTCATCTACATTTGGTTCTTCATCTATAAATCAAAATATGGAACCTAATGTTCTTGCAAGAATTTCATTTGTTAATGAAAAACTTGGACGTTTAATTTCATTTAATGGTGATAATAAAACAATATGTCCAACAAGAAAATACTTTGGTCCTTGTGATATTCAAAGATTAAATATACGTCTTGTAGATAAGTATGGACGAGAATTAGATACTGATAATAATGATTTTTCATTTGCTTTAACATTTGAATCATTATATGAATAAAAACAAAAATAATTAAAATACAATAAATACAATCTTTAAATATTTCGTTTATAACTATTTAAAGATTCACTGCGTTTAATTAATAAAATGAGTGATAATAAAACTACATATCCTGAAAATGTTCTAACAATTAAAACTGTTCAAATAGCTCCTTTTCGAACATTAATGACAGCATTAAAAGATATTTTACTTGAAACTAATATATCATTTCAAAAAGACGGTATTCGTATTATTAATATGGATAAATCACATACAATTCTTGCTCATTTATTTTTACGTGCTGAAAATTTTGAATTTTATGAATGTAAAGCAGATAAAATTATTATTGGTGTAAATATGTTCCATTTATTTAAACTTATTAATTCGATTGACAACGATGATACATTAACTATATATATTGAAAATGATGACTATCTTGATGGTATCACATCTCATCTTGGTTTAAAATTTGAAAATGGTGATATTAAACAATGTAAAACACAAAAATTACGTTTAATTGAACCTGAACCTGAAGAACTTGAAGTTCCTGATGTTACATTTTCATCAATTATAAATATCCCATCAGCAGATTTTCAAAAAATTATACGTGATTTAAGTGTTATATCAGATAAATTAGAAATTAAATCTGTTGGAAATGAATTAATATTCAAATGTTGTGGACAATTTGCTTCCGCGGAAATCCATCGTGCTGAATCTGACGGAGGTATGGAATTCATTTTAAAACAAGATTCGTCAAAAATTATTCAAGGTGAATTCTCATTAAAAAATTTAGGATATTTTATAAAATGTACTAATCTTTGTTCACAAATTGAAGTATTCTTAGAAAATGATCTACCTCTTGTTGTAAAATATAATGTTGCTTCTTTAGGTGAAATTAAATTATGTTTAGCACCATTACCTTCATCAAATTAATTGATATGTTTATAGCAATATAACCAATATAATTATTCTTTATATACCAGCATTTATTATTTGATTATATGTAAAACAACGTAAAATTTTAAATATATCATAACGTTTGAATTTGTTTAAACATTTATTAATTGAATACCTTGAAAATGCAAATATAATAGTTGATAAAAATTTACTATTTTTTATTTCTTGTAATGTATAATTCTTTTTTACAATATAATATGGTAAATCTAACAAATCTTCATACGGATAAAATTTTATGTATAACCTTATTAATAACCATCGTGGATATTTTGAACTATACATTTCATCTAAGAATAAAATGGGCATTTCTTTAAATATACAACATTTTTTAAACATTTTTTGAATAGATAAAGCCTTATTATTTTTGATACCATTCACATAATTATTTGTTATATTATCAATAACTGGTAATAATGGATTAAATGAATAAATGTGACATATTACATCGTGATTTAATGAATATTCTGGTAATTTTACCATATTATTCATTTATTTTATTTTTATTCACATTTAACGATAGGTTTAGTATTCAATTTTAATATTGAATCAATGTTATATTTACGCTTCAAGTTATATCCCCAATAAGCAACTAAGAATCCCAGTAAATATCCTGCTAATATCTGATATATATTATGACATTCTTTCATATACCTTGCTGAACCCATTAATATAGATGGAATAAGATAAAGCATTGTTGATTTATTAGAAAAATCTTCATTATTAAAATATAAATAATTCATAAAATATGATGTAATAGCCATATGTCCTGATGGAAATCCACCTCTATTACCAACATAACCACCTGTATTTAACAAACTACAATCATAAGCATTATCTGGACGTTTAAAAATAAAAGGATATAATTGTGATGTCATTCTTTTTGTATTACGTTCCACCATTAATGTTAAAAAATAACTAATTATTATTTCAAAATCACCCGTAAATGCTTTATAAATACCATAATAAGCACATACTAATACCATTGCTGATATAAAATCCCATAATGAATTTATTTGAATCATAATATATAATATGTTTTTATTTTTATTGTGTTTTTATTGTTTTTTTATTTTTATTATGTATTAATTGATATATTTATGTATTAATTGTAAATATTCTATCCAAATATTTTGAATTTAAATACGCGTCTTCGTATCCTTCATCAAACAATTTTTTTAATATATATTTATTCTCTTTAAAATTAATTAAAGTATTTTGATATTTATTTTTTGTAATTTTATTTTTCCACATATTAGGGTGTATATGTAATATTGGTTTTACATTCCTTACATAAGGATAACTACTAAATCCGCCGTCAAATGTTATAAAATCTTTATAACGATTTATAGCACCACCTGTTATAAAGGGAATATGTGAACTTGCTATACAACAATCTATAGCATCTTTGAGATCTTTAAAATCACTATATATAGATGTCTTTAAATTTTTATTTTTCAATACAGTAACACCTATATATAATCTTGATAAATCAAAATCATCAGTTTTATATTTTTTTAATAACATTGACTTTATTTCATATTCCATTTCAATAATTGATGATATATTTATTGTATCGATGGAAAATAATGAAGATGAAAAACCATTTTCTTTATTAAGAACCATATATAAACTATTCCAGGAACCCGCTGATGCTCCTGAATAAATATAATTTGACAAATCATAATTATTTTTTATATAAGCACATATACCTAATGTATAAAATCCAAAAACACCACAAGGACTTATTGATATTAAATTTGGTTTATTTCCCCAATCGTCTACTGGAGGTTTATAACGAAAACCATCAGTATCACTTGTTGGTTCAAAATTATTGTTAATAAAATTATATTTATTATCAATATATATTTTGTCTATATCAGGTATTGTATTTGGATCTGCAAAAGATTCAATATATTTTGATATATCAGTGAATGGTGTAATTTGCTTAATTATTTGTTTACTCGTCACCTTAACCGAATATATTTTAGATTTTAAATTTAAAAACATACAAAATAATAACATAGATGTATTCATTTTAATTCTTTTATTTATTTTATTATAAGACATAATCTTTATAATACTTTTGTTATATACAATATTATTTATATAAAACAAAAAAGATATAAATTCAATTTTATATTAAATATATTAATTACATTAATTTTATTAGTTTAACATGTTGGTATATGCTTTTTAAATAAACAACTTTGAACATTTAATGTTTTTAATTGTGATTGATCAATTAATTCAGGATTTTGTTTTGTACAATTATTTGTCCATATTTTCATTATACAAAAATTTTTCTTTGGAGAGATTGTTATACCGTTTACCGTTTCTGTAAAACCTTTATCTTTACTTATAGTTTTACCTATTGTAACATAAAATAATTTATTCCATAAATCATATACTAATTTATTTGAAACTTTAAATGAAAAACTACCACCGTTTATATTTTTTGGGTCTTCCCAGGTAGGTTTTATATTTTCTTTCATTAAAAACAACATACAATTTTTTACCATCTTTTCTGGTAATGTTTCACATAAAGCAATTCCTTCTTCAATAGAACCGAAGGTTAATACTTCTTGATAACTTGATAAACTCCAATCGGTATCGTGTGGTAAATGCGCCCATAAAGTCCATTTATCAGACAATGTATGAAATGTTTCTTCTACATTTTCATTTTCTGAATAATTATCTCCTTCTCTTTCACTTACCAGAACAGTGTCAGTATTTTCACTATTTTGGGATTGGGATACATTTTCTGAATCCCTCTCTATAGTTGTTATAATTGTATCTACTTCTGTTTTTGTTTCAATCATGGTAGGTATGGCTTCAAGGGATTCCATTATACATTCAACTTTCAATTTTATCTTAATATCATTTTTATTAATAAATATTAACTATTTACACACGTGAAACTTTAAAATAGGACAATATATATTTTAATAATTTAGTTATAAAGAAAGTGATAAAAACATTCAAGAAAATATTAGAAAAAATATTAGAAAAAATAAATATGGATTTAATGTTTACCGATTATCCACCGGAGGGATATAAGTTGTATACATGTATTCAAAAATAGATAATAACACATATTTATATTTATTCATATCATTTATAATTAAAATAAATTATACATATTGTTATTATTATACAATTAATACTATAATGGTTTATATTCTCGATATCATTATAACTTTCTAACTTATATTTTGTTCCCATAAATATATCAATTATATCTATTCCATAGTTTGTAAAAAAATTATCATGATGTTCTATATGATGTGTTGGTTCTATAATATTATAATTAATAATATGAACAGTAGAATACATAAATATCCATAAAAATATTATTTTATAATTAAAATTCATTGAAAAAATATAAATAAACAAAATTAAATATCCTCCTTGTGTCCATAAATTACCAATAAATTCCAATATAAGATACTTTAACTCTTTATTATATTCTGAATTATGATGATGTATATCATGATAATCTGATGAATATTCCAATATTTTCAATATATATCGATGAAATACATTATTTTCCACTTCTATATCAAATATATTTTTAAAAAACAATGAATATATTTCACGGAAATTACTATAATGTGATAAATAATGAATTAACCAACCTTGAATTAATAATAAAATAAACATATTAAAACCCCCGATTACATTATTTATGTTTTTTAATATTGAATTATTTATATTAATTGATAATAATATAATACTAATTGAAAATGTAATCCATATAATATAATTCGATCGAAATGATTCTATTATATATTTTTTTCGACTAATAATATTTTTAAAAAAAACATTCTTAGGATAATTATTATTATATATATCTTTTATTTCAACTTGTGTAAAAGAATCTTTAACTGTTATGTTTTTTTTTACAATTTTATTTATTTTTTTATCGGTTATCTTAGTAAAAATTTTATTGTTATTATTATTATTATCACTAGCCATCTATTTATATTTTTGTATATTTGAGATAAATATTTTATTTTATAATAAATTCTTTAATTAAATATGAATTTAAATTATGAATTAAATATTTTTAATCGTGTATATAGAAAATCATTAAGGTCAAATATAGTAAATAACATTATTCAACGTATTGAAAAATCGAAACTCCCAAAAAAAACAGTATTATTTATTATAAAATCATTTCATTTTCAAACACCTATACATTTTATTAGTATTCTAATATTTATGTCTTCATGGTTAATAATGATATTTATAATACCACTATTTATAGCATTTTTACTTTATATTTATTTTGATGGATGTTTTGTAACTCACCTTGAATATAAATTATCAAAATTAATTCAAGAAGAAAATAAAAATAATGTAAATAGTATTGATATAAAAAATAATACAGATAACGTAAATATAATAGATCCATTTCTACTATTATTAAACATTGAAATTAATGAAGATAACCGTTATTGGTATACATTATATATTAGTATTATTTACTTATTTGTAAGTATTGCTATCATTCAAATAAAAAATTTATTTGAAAAATAGTTATATATACATAGGAACTATATTCAATAATTCAGTAGCGTTTATAGCATTATTACCAAAATATATATCTATAAATTGTTTTGTTCGCTCATCTTTGAATGAAATAATTAATTGATTATACATTTTCATCTTTTCATCAAAACATAAATTATTATCCTTTATTGTTATTTGAATTAAATGATTTTCTACCAAATATTCTCTATCTATATCTACTAAACAATATTCAAATTTGTAATTACCAACACCATAACCACGATTTACTAATATTGAAGGACCTTTCATACCATTCATATCTATGTAATTTTTTTTACTTATATTTCCATATTCTTTCAATATTAATTCTTGTTTTTCAATATCCGAACTATATATTAACCTTGTTTTAGTATTATCATCCGTCAACCTTTTTTTCTCTTGATTCCAGACTACTGAACCAATTGATACTTTAAAACCCATATTATTTACGGTTGTTGAACCTTCCAATAAATCTTTTATTTTTATTACATTATCTTCCAATGAAAAAATGTGATATTTCTCCATTTTCAATGGAATTAAAAATCTGGTATTATCAATATTATCAAAACTAAATCTCAATGGACGTCTTAATATAAAAACAACCGTTTCTTGTAATGTATCTATAAAACTTTCATTACATTCTATTATATCAAGTATTTCGAAATATTTATAAATATACCATCTTGTCTTATCATAATAAATACAATTTAAAAAATTACGAGGTAAAATAAAACATAATATACCATCTCTTTTCAATTCACTAAGTGATTTTATTAAAAATAATATAAATATATTTGGTCTACCATCAAAATAATCATAAAACCTTTCAGTAACGTCTATTTTTTTCATAACATAATACGGTGGATTACCAACGATAATATCATAACCATCTTTTATATCTTGTATATTCAAATCACTTATATTTAAATTCAAATAATCATCATTAATTATTCGAACAATATCACCCCATAAACCATCAATCATTGAAAAAACAATTGGCGATTTTTCTATACCATATATATTTGATTGTGGAAATATATCCAATATTCCTTCTATAAATTCACCTGAACCACACGATGGTTCTAATATATTTAACCTCTTTTTCAAATGCGACTTTTTCAAATAACTTTTAACTCGTAATAAACTATCTTTAACCGCCTTTTTCGGTGTAAAAAAAATACCTTCTTTTTTTTTATCACTTTTATCTATCATTGAAGACAATTGTAAAGATATATTTCCAAAATCACTCATTTATTATAATATCCTATATATTTACATTTAGATTCATTTTATACACTATTTTATATATTATTTATTTCATTATATTATCTTCAAAAAACATACTCCAACTTAAAGGATGACCAGCTATATAATTCTTTTTAGACCACGTATAATGTTTTTCTTCATTTTGTTTAAATTTTAATGTATTACAATCATAATTTGTTGTCTTCATAAAACTATGTAATTCATATTCTTTACCATTCAAATAATTATTATATTGAATATGACCACTTACTGTACTACCTTGAGAACCTATAAAATACTCACCATATTCACATATTCGTTTTTGTATTAAAAATTCAGCTACATTTGTATTTTTATATATTTCACCTAATTTTTTTCTATCCTCTTCTTCTATTAATTCATCTAAAAATATAACATCAACTTTCTTTTTCATATCTTCAAAAAATGGATTATCTTTTCGGTCGGTCATTATACATAATGATAATCCATCCTTATTATTATTATCAAGCCACCCTGATACATTATCAATTATATTACCATTTGTCGATGATATATCTTTTACATTTTTATGCCAATCACCAAAACGTAAATGCATTGTTATAAACTTTTCAGGTAATTTTGTCATTAATCGATTAACTACATCTATTATTATATCATTATAACTATTCAAGGATTTTGCTATCTTACTCATTATTTCATAATTTTTTTTATTTGTGTAAAAATTAGAAAACAATCGTGAAGCATTACTTGATGTAAATGAAACCAACTTATTACTACTATTCATTATTGGTTCTAATTTATTAAATGATATACTTTGACGATAATGTAAAAATTCATTTATATCATTTTGATTTTCTGGTTTATTTAATTCATCATCTACAAATACAATATTTGACATTTTTGTTGACATATTTATTTCATTAGCAAATACTGATTGTGATTCACTATATTTATATAATGAATAGCCTTGAGGCAAGTATTTTTCAAAATCATTACCTAAATAATCAAATAATGAACCATAATTACGATCTGGACGACCACAAGCAACTAAAGGATGACGCATATTTACTATCAAATGTCTATTTGATATATTAGCCAAATATACACCCAATTCAAGTGAATATAATTGATTATAATAACCAACACCAGTAAACAAATCATATACTAAAAAATTAACACCTTTATTACTTTCATCTTTTAAACCATATTGTTCTATCATTTTTTCTTGTGCTTCTACACTTTTCAAATTATTTTCTTTATTCATTTTCTCTATTTCTTTTTGATTCTCTTCTCGTTTTAATTTTTCAACAATATTGGGATCCTTTGGACCACGTAATATTATAGCACCATTCTTAGGTAAAAGATTACATTTATTAAAATTATTTCCCCACGGCGCATGTATATCAGATCCTGAACACCCACCATTATCAAAACCTGGGTAAAATACCAAATACACATAATTATTATCATCCATGTATTTTAATCCTGATTGCTTCTTATGAATACACGCTTCATGACGTTTTTCTATTGGATATATCTTCACATAAGTTGATGGATCATCATTTTTACAAAACATTATATCATAGTCATACTTACAAGATATATTCCAATTATTTTTCTTTTTTTGATTTAAATAAAATGTAAATGGACCAGCACAATAATTATATTTTTCTATATCACATATTTCGGTATATTGTATATTATTTTTTTTATCTTGAACTATTGGTTTTGATTCACTTGTAATCAATTTATCTTTGTCTTTAGTTATTTCTACCCCATTTAATTTGATATCTTTTATATTATTTTCTTTTGTCAATTCATCACACTTTATTTCATCTATCATTTCACAACCAAAAAATTCTTCTGCTTCTTTTATTGTTTTTATATTTTGTTGAAATTCTTTTCCATCTATTAAACATTCTTCCATATATTTTACAAAATTATTCCATTCTCCTGATGTTATTGACCAATTATAATATAACTGATGACATCCTATTGGTGTAGGATATTTTACTTTCTCACACGCAAATGCTTTATGTAATTTACTATTTATTGGAGGATACTTATATGATGATTGTGAACAAAAAAAACCATCTTCATTGCCTCTATGTATTTTTTCAAAAGGAATATTTCTATTTCCTTCACAAGCACGTATCATAGCATCAACATTACGTAAAGAAAAACCACCGTTTCCTGCATTATATGCTGTCCATTGATTACAAACAGACCAAGGTGAACCTATATAATCATAATCAAAATAAATATCATCTATACGCCTCATTATACAAGCATCTGTCTGATATATTAAACAATGACTCCATTTTGTAAAATTTTCCCACAATTGTGGTGTTTTTAATAAAGCACTATATGTTCCTCTATTTAAATTATCATGTCCAGTATTTATTAATTTTATATTCTCCCAATTACTATATAATTTTTCTATATATTCAGCATTCTTTGTCCCGTGAACTATAGCAAATCCTATTTCTTTTGGTTTATTATATACTCTCATTAACGCATTTACTACATACTCTATTTCATCCATTATACGATATTCTACAAGAACAACTATTAATCTACCTCCTTCATTAAAAATTGGAGGATTTTTTTCATCTGGCGACGGAACACGTTTTAATACATTTAAATAAGATGGTATACGCATAAACCTTATTTAAACAAATTAATTTATTTTTAATATTTAAACTAAAATATATTAATTATTTTTGTTTTTTATCTATTATATTATTCATCAAATAATGAATACACTTTCACATAATCTGTATCGTTAAATACAAACTCATCATGACAATTATGATTCAAACAAATATCTTCTTTATTAAGATTTATTAAACCATCAACCATTACTTTCATTGTATCACTTATTGCTGGAATATCAACTGTTTCATTTATTTCCACTGTATGATGATAATTTGAACGATGATTAATCTCAATTATATAAGCATTATTATTAGAATCTACTACATAATCAAATCCTAATATACTATATTCATTTTTATCAAACTTTGAAATATCATCTTTAAAACGAATACCAAAATCTCTTACTGATTTACACATACTATCAAATATTTTTTCACTATCTTCGATATCTTTAAATGAAAAAAATTTACGACCAGGACGCATATAAATTATATGCATATCATTTAATGTTTTTTGACTTGCTGTTCCATCATATTCAATATAATTAATATCACTCGAACTACCCCAAGCATTACGACAAACATATATATTACCATGCGATATCAATACATATACACGAACCTTATAACGTTTACCATCCAACAATTTTGGACTTATCATATTTTTATGTATTATTGATGATGATGTAACAGTTACTTTCTTATCACGTATATCTTTATAACTATAAATATATACACCACGTGCTGAGGTTGAACCGCGTTCTTTTACAAAAAATAATTGATTTTCAGGTGTATCTGGTTCTATATCGTTTGGTGATATATACCACTTTGGAACATATAATGAATCAGCCATTATCTTACTAAAATTTATTTTATCATCCATTTTTACCGTCTTTTTTCGAGGTGCTACTGTCATAATTTGTATATTATTGTATTTTCTAACCCATCTATCTCGTATTGTTGTATCTATATCAAAATCATCATATAATATACCAATAACATTACCTTGTAAATCATATGTATCAAGAACCATATTAGAAGCCTTATAAAATATTGAGGAATTTTTATTTGTATACACAACCAATAATTCATTAGAATAGACAAATTCACTCATAATGTATTTATCCAATTTTATATTTAATATAATTATTATTTATATTAAATATATAAAATTGAAATTATATTGAATGTATTAAACACTCTAACTAGAATAAAACATATTGAACATATTGAATAAAATGAATAATCAAACGAATCAAATGAATAATCAAGAAAAAAGAAAAAGGGTTGAATATAATATTGAAGAAAGAGTACTTATGGATCTCAAAAATTCGATTGTAATTAATCACGTGAAGATATTAGATTTAACTAAGAAGTCTGTGATCTTTGATAACCAAGAATTAGTGGCTTCACAAGTAATTTCAAGTTTTAAAAATAGGAAAAAGTTGAATATTCTATGTATAGGGAGGACGCAACAGGGTAAAACTGGCATTATGTTAGCTTTAATAAGGAATTTACTTGAAGATACTAATAACCCTATTCCTATTGAAAATATATATATAATAACCGCGTTAAGTAGTAAAGAGTGGATAAATCAGACGAAAGAGAGGATGCCTTGTTTCATAAAGGTATATCACCGGTCTGAATTACCTATGACTTTCGTTGGTGAGATCGCGAACAAGAATAACGTGTGTATTATTATGGATGAAATACAGGTCGCCGCCCAAAAAGGTCAAACAATCTATAAGACATTCAACAATGCCGGTTTACTGAATAAATCTAACTTATATCAACGAGATATAAAAATTTGCGAGTTTACCGCAACACCAGACGGTACAATATATGATTTAATGGAATGGGGTAACGCATCAAGTAAAATATTAGCTGAGCCTGGCGATGGGTATATAAGCTCATATGATTTATTACAACAAGGTCGCATAAAGCAATCTAGAGATTTATGTGGGTATGATAAGAACACTAAAGAAGTTGATAAGAAAGTAATTGAAAATATTCAAGAAATCAAACGAGATATTGAAAGCTTTAGAAATAATCCGTTATATCATATTATAAGAACTCCTAATGGTTTGAATCAAGATATAACAGTTCAAAATTTTAAACAGGTATTTAACGACAGCTATGATTTTATTAACTATGATCGAGAAAGTGAATATGATGATATTAATAAAATACTTATAAATAGGCCTAGAGTACACACTTTCGTTTTTATAAAAGAGATGTGCCGGTGTGCAAAAACGTTACATAAATCTCATATTGGTATTTTATATGACAGACATACCAAATGTCCTGATGATGCTGTTATCATTCAGGGTTTAATTGGTAGACTGACAGGGTATGATGATAATGGGATTTCGATTTGCTATACTAATATAAACTCTATTATTAAATATGAACAACTTTGGAACAGCGCTTTTGAAGATAAGTCCGTTAATTGGAATTCAAAAACAACAAAATTTTTAAATGGTACCCTTTTAGTGAAGAATAATACGTTTAATAACCCCAAGTATTATGGTTTTTCGCAATATAACGAACAAATTATTAAAGACATAGTAGAGCCGGTTGTGATCCAGTTTTCTTCACAAGATTTAGTAAAAGAATTTTATAACAAGCACCTCAAATCGACAAGAGGTAGAGGTCCAAATAAGAGAAAAGCTAATATTGATGGGTGGTATGAATCTATAATTCGTGGTGTTAAGAAGGTACGTTCTTATGACGAGATAATGGTGGAGAAACGTCATGGACTCAATAAGAGTAATTACAGACTTTATCCTTCATATTTGAATACTAATGACCAAAGTACACTTCAGTGGCTGCTAGTTTATTATGAGTAATCAATCAATTTTAAAATTATTAAAAATTATAAAAAATTATATTTTTAAAATTGATTTTCAAGTATATGTTATTAACCAATTAAACCTAATAATAATGACAAACTTAAAAACAACTAATACACATAAAATGTTAACAAGACAAACTACAAAAAAAATTAATGATTTAAAAAAAAAATATTTGAAAAATAAACATAATAATCAAAAAATTATTGATGCTGCTGAAGGATTATGTATGTTAAAAAATTATAATTTAAAAAAAACAAGAAAATCAACTATTGAATTGGACAATGATTATATCATCTATGAAAATACTAATATTGAAAATACTAATATTGAAAATACTAATATTGAAAATAATAAAAACCCTAAATTAAGAAGGTCAAAAAGAATACAAAGAATAGAAGAAAATACAAATTAATGCTACAGAATAAAAATTTATTATTTAAAAAATTAAATTATATAATTAATCTTTTTTTTCTATAATCGATAATTATAAACATATTTTATATAATTAAAATATATGATACCACGACCTGACCTTATTTTCTCATATTGGATTTTTGCGTGGTTTATTTTATATAAATTATTTAAATTACCAATAAATAGTCCCAAACTTGTAATTAGTTTAGGAATATTGTATAATTTTTATTTATTATGGAAAATGTATATTAATGATATGGATTATTATTATTTATTTTCATTTTTTATGACAATTGTAATATTAAAAATAATTCCTCTCTATGTTTTACGCAATGAAAAAATACAAAAAAAACACATATATACATCATTAATTGTATTTGGAATATTCTTAATATATATTACAAGTTATTTTGGTTCTATTAATAAAATATTTAATGCTTATTATAAAGGTGAAAACAATATTGTATCTGGTAACGTAAGCTCAGCAAAAAATCCATTAATGATGTTATTTATGAACTATAAAAAATAATGTAATATAATTGTAATATAATTAGTAAAATAAAATTGATTTTTTATCAATATTTTTTGATAGTTATAAAAATATTGATTATATAATTATGAGACCAAATAACAGAAGTTCTTCAGATTGTGAATGTTGTATATATAGTTGTTTTCCTTGTTTATATTTAACATTTATTATTGAATATATAATTAAATGTCCTTGTATGTGTTGTTGTATGTATAAAATAAATGCTATATCACCATCACAGGAAATACAAGAAACACGTGAAACACCACGAAGTTCAATAATAGAACGTGTTCAATCTTCAATAAATAATACGAGAACTATTATACCACAGTTTCAACAACAAAATAATTTAGATACTGTTGATATTAATTTTGATAATATTAATGAAGAATTAAAAGAAGAATTAAAAGAAGAAGTCTATAAATGAGTTGAGTTAATATTTAATATGTCATATAATGGAGTAATGTTATATAATAATAATCATGCTCTAATTTTTCTCGGAAATGTATATGGTCTGTTCCACAAAACATCATTAAACCATTTGGTTCACAATCAACAGGAACACAATTATCTATATGTTCTGAATTTACATAATTTCTATATCTACCCTTAAATTTGATTGGTTGTTTTTCTTTATCTACATATATTGGCCAATTTGTTCCACTTGGTTTATCAATCAAAAATGATACAGTAAATTCACATTCAGGTCTATCTGTATGTGCTGGAAGATCAGCACCCTTAGCATAACAAGATAAATATGTATATGTTGGTTTTAATCTCTTTTTTGCGATATGTTCTATTAAAGGTAATGTTTCAAATTGTATAACCCTTGACATAAAGTCATCATATGCTTTCCATCGTTGTGCTTGTCTATCACCAAATTGAAACTTTTCATTATCTATCGTATTATGATAGTATTCTGAAATTATTTTACCTGCTTCTTCTGAAAATACATTATTCACAACAACTGGTGTATATTCATCCTGTTTATAATCAACTTTTAATACATCCGGATTTATTAATGAATTTACATCATTTATCATAAAATTATTCCGTATTTTAATTAATCCATTAATTGTTTCTTCATCTTTTGGTGAATTTACACGTCTAAATCCTAGTTTACGATGAGGAATCAATCTATTATTTTTACTATATTCATCGTAAAAATTTTGTAATGTAGTATAATAATTTTCTGTATTTGGTCCTTCATCTTTTTTTTCTTTGACATTCGTTTGTTGATTTGATTGCTCAGTTTCTGTTAATTGAACTTTTCTATTTAATTGCTCTTTTAATTTATCATCACTAACTTTATCAACTTGTGATAATATTATATTATTTTCTTTTATTTCTTCTATTTTTGTTTCTATTTTCATTATAACACTTAAAGGTATTGTATTACAATCACGTGTCTTCTCACGGACATATAAATAAAAATAATATTTTGGAATATCTTTAACTGATGATAACATATATTCCAAACTTGTATCTCTTTGATATTTTACAGCTGAATTATTAAGATAATTTTTATATACACATAAATCACCTTGTGACATATTTATACTTTTTTTCATATTACGGAATTTTACACTTCCACTCGATACATTCAAATTTTCATCCAATAAACCAATTATTGTATATAAACGTTGCCCACGAACTCGTGAAAATTCTTTTCCTCTTTCACTATTCAGATCAAAAGCATCATAATGATAACCATGATCACAATCTTTGGGATAATTAATAATATTCATATTTTCAAAATATTCTCCATCTGATAACCCCATTATATCACTTAATTTATCACGTATTCCTAACATATCATTATCTTTTAAATTAACCCAATAACTAACACGACCACGATTTTGTGAATTACCGTTAACACATTTTGATTTAATATGTAAACATTCATTCTTTGTTAGAGCATTACTATAATGACTAATATATGGATTTTTACTATATACATTAATAGATACATTAACCTTACTTGAATCTATATTTATAATATTATCATTTGTATCATTATCATTTTTATCATTATCATTTGTATCATTATCATTTGTATCATCTTTATTCTCTTCTATATTCATTCGAATACCTTCTTCTTTTTCTTTATCTTTTAAAAATGGAAAATCATATATTTTTTTCATACTTATTTCACGAAACCATAAATTAAAGGCATATTTATGACCTGAAATAACTGGACATCCAGCATGTAATGATTCTGGATGAACTGTATTTGTTCCTGGTAATGTATTATAAAATACCAATAATCTACCTTTCTTAGGTTCAACATTAATATTCAACTTATCAAACTTTGTATGACCTCCTTCTTCGACATCATTTAAATAAACAAGTGCTGTGATCATTCGTTGACCTCCATATTTTAAACAACGCAAACATTTATCAGAATCATTCTTGGTATACGCATCATAATGTGAATCATATTTTTGTGTCTCATCATAATATACTACTTGATAAGCTTCAGCATTCTCAAGAGGATAATCTACTAATTTAGCGATACGTGTTCCAACATCATGTGTAGTATCATCATTATTATGACGCAACCAAAAATTTGAACCTGTTCTACCTCTACTAACTGTTCCTGTTTTTATATCACTTACATATGCACGTTGTAAATTATTCTTAGAAACATTTATAAAATGTTCACATTCGTCTTCTGTAAGATAATTATCAATTGTATATATAAGAGGATTTTCACATAATATCGTTTTGTTTACAGATTTTTCACTAATATTATTAAACACTTCTTCTTGAGAAAATTCAGTCATTTTAATATAAATAATAATTTTTGGTTTAAGTGTTTTATAATTAATATAATATTTACAAATTAAAATTGATATATTGATATAAAAATAATAATAATAATATAATTAATATGAAAAACATAGATATTGAATGTTGCGATGGTATTAAATACCTTGAAAATATCAAATCTAAAAGCATTGACTTAATATTAACAGACCCTCCATATATAATATCACACGAATCTGGTATGAACATTCATTATAATAATGTAAAAAATAATCAAGAAAAAGGAGGAAAAAATATTAAAACAGAAGAAGAATGGAATAATTTCAAAAATCAAAATAATGAACAAACATACAATGAAAAACAACACGATAATTTTTTAAAATATGGAAGTATATACGGAAAAAAATATTGTGTAAAAACTAATTACGGCGATTGGGACAATGATTTTACTATGAATAATCTTGATATTTTCATACAAAAATTTTACGAAAAATTACGTGATGGTGGAACTTTAATTATATGGTTTGATCTATGGAAAATTACAGAATTAAAAAAAATTATGGAAAAAAATAAATTTAAACAAATTAGAATGATTGAATGGATTAAAACTAATCCTCAACCTTTAAATCAACATACCAATTATTTAACAAATTGTAGAGAAATCGCTTTATTGGGTGTAAAAAAAGGAAAACCAACATTCAATAGTAAATATGATAATGGAATTTATTTTCATCCTTTACAATCAGGAAAAAATAGATTTCATCCAACACAAAAAAGTTTAACTTTATTTCAAGAAATTATTGAAAAACATTCTAATGTAGGAGATACTATTTTAGATACTTTTCTTGGAGCAGGAACAACTGCTATTGCTTGTAATAATACAGATAGACATTTTAAAGGATGTGAGATTAATAATGAATATGTTGACAAAATAAAAAATATATTAAATAATTAAATTTTAACACAATTAAATTCTAATTCTAAACAGTAATAATCTTTTTTATAATAGCATCCTTATAACTTTTTGGAATAAAAGTTTTTCCCTCTCTATTCCAATTTTCTTTAACTAATTCTAACCAAAATTCAGTTGTCTTGTCATCTACAGGTAATATATCTAATTCAGTATCACAACTATATTTTATATTTTTTTCTTTCATATATTCATCTAATAAACACTCTTTATCTTCTTTTGTCATCTTTTCAACACAAAATTTCATAGCATTTAAACGAAGATTCTCTTTATTTTCTTTTTCTATACGTTTTTCTTGTAATTTATTACGATAATCTTCAAGTGAAAGATTCATTTTTTGTGCCTTTTGTAACTCTTTCTCTTCCATTTTTGCTTTCTTAGCTAACTCTTTCTCTTCCATTTTTGCTTTCTTAGCTAACTCTTTCTCTTCCATACGTCTACAATTTACTTCATTTTTTTTATTAAATTTTTCTAATATTTTTTCCTTTTCTTTATCACTTACCTGAACAGCAATAATATATTTATCTGGAATATAATCATCTTGTTCTTCTTCATCCCAAAATTTTATTATCATATTTAACCACGTAATATTCTTTACTTCATTCACTTTTTCAGGCATTTTTATGGTTTTATTCATTTTTTCAAACCAATCATTTTTTACTTCATCACTTAAATCTTTTAACGCAAGTCTTGCTGACCTCATACGCATCATTTTACGTAATTCAGGATTTTCCCATTGCTCCCTGAAAATTTGAATATTATTAAGTACACCACAACTTGCTGACATTTTATTGTTAAAAACTTTATTAATTACACTTTTTATATAATACTAATTTTTATAACATTATAAATTCAATTTTACAAATTTATTACTAATTTTACATATATGTAGGTTTATGTATGTTTGTATTATTTCTAAAATTGAAATTCCAACAGGGTATAATTAGTATTATACAAAACAACACTATAACATATATTTCTAAAATT